TTGCAGGCTTTCATAAGCCTATTTTGTATTTTAGAAAGATAGTTATATTGTGCGTATTGTTCCGAAATCTGTACATCTGCCGGTACCATGCTTTTTTTATCCGGCGTAAATTTGATTTTCTGCAACTGCTTTGTAACTTTGATATACTCGCTTTCGGCTTTAATATATCGTGCCAATACGTCACAATCTAAGTTAGTCATAATTTTTAAATCAACTAACTGTTTTGCTAATTCGTCGAACTTTTCCTTCTCTTTTTTTAATAAAAAATCGGGTGGTTTTACCTTATCTGCGGTGGCTGTGATCTCTGCGTTTTTTCTCTCTACATATTCCGCAATAGTCAAGTGTTTTCGCCCTTTTGCCGCTATTAGGTCAACCGGTTCTCTTGGTCTTGCCATTATCCTGCAACCCCCTTTTCAAAAAATCTCATTTAGGGAGTTTTTGCGCGAATTTAGGGGGGCTGCGGTCTTGGCAGGAACGGTTCAAAACTTTTTTGCACCCCCTACCCCGCAAGCCTCTTTTTATACTCGCTTATGCACTCCCTTAACGTTTGTTGCATCTGTGCCTTCTTTATCTCGTCTTTGTATGCCTTGCTTATCATGCTGTGTGTTGCCTCTGATATACTTATAAGGTTATCTAAGTCACAACGCCTCGAATAATCCTCCATTAACTCAACAATATGATGTACTGTATCAGCCGGTACAACCCTGCCTTCCGTGATGTATAAATATATATCTATGCCGGTATCTCTTGCCAATACTCTAGCGCGCGTTGCCTTCCATTCGCTGCTATTATAAAAAGCCTTTGCCGTTTGGTTTCTGCAATGTGCATCATATTCCTTGTGCCGTTCCCGGTTCTCCGCTGTCTTGTTTACGGTGTGTTCTTTACAATACCGCACACCCTGCGGCACCAACTTATTACAGCCGTTTCTATTGCAATACTTTAATAACGCCATTCTTTCGCACCTCCGGGCATAAAAATAAAGCGGCTATTTCTGTTTGGAAAATGCCGCTTTTAAATCGTTGGTTTTTGAATTGTAAATATCTTAACATAGTTAAACGGACTTGTGAAGGGTGTTAAATCGGGCGTGTTGTCAAGTGCCTCATTTACCTGC